AACTGGCAATGCGGGCACTTCATGCGAACGGTCGAAGCCCGATCAAGGTTCGAGCCTTCCATGTCGGTATCCCACTCCAGGTGCTTGAACATGCCCTCGAAGTATTTGCCGCACTCAGGGCATGGCCACTGCCAACGTCGGCGGTCTCCCCGGTTGTATAGCTTCAGGATGCCTTCGCACGGTGGTGCTTCATGCGGGGCCTTGGGTGACGGAATCCACTTCGGGTTGCTGACTTCACGAGATGGTGACGACTCGGCCACAGTCATTGCATAAGAGCCGAACGTCGTCGTCCGCTGCATCACCAGGTCAAAGACTTCACCGTCGCCGCCAATGCTGTCATCCATGCGGTCGCGGTCGGTGATCACTGCGCGGCCGATAGGCTTGCCAGCCACGGTTGCCGGTGTTGGCCACGATAGCGTAAGCAGCATGCCGGTGGTGTACTGCTTGTCGAAGCGGTTGTCGGCGTCGGCTGTTGGCAGCAGCATCTTGCCCACTTCGACGCTGTGTCGGTGCAGACGATCAACACGACGAAGGCCGAAGTCGCGGGCTTCGATCATCCCCGGACTGAAAACGATCATGTCCATCGGATCGACCTTCACCGAATAGGTGATGGTATTCAGGATCAATGAATCAGTTTTCGCACACTGAGCAGGCCCAACAAAGATCATGCCGACAAACCGCCGAGACGTGAACGTATCCATCGGCTCGATCATGTAGGGCACCGTGGAATTGAGCCACTTGCCGACATACGCGCCGGGCTGATTGACGTAGCGGTATTTCTCGGCGGCGTCGGAAACCGATAGGTTCTCGGGCGGCGACAGCATCAGCGACAGATCACAGATGATCTCGCCGACCGTCCTATAGTTCTTCGTCGTCTTCTGTTTGCGGAAGTTGCTCATCGGGCTCGAAGTCGGGCAGTTGATCGTCTGGAGTTTGGAAACGGGTCTCGACTCTCTCCATCAAGTCGTTGAGCATGCCGTGTGTGAGCGACTTGACGATCTCGCGTTGCTTGTCGCTTAGTTCACTTTGGCGTTCGATGGCGTCCACCATCAGCAGCGCACTCATCTTCACGAGTTTCATCAACTCGCCAACTTCCTCAACGATCTTCTCGGTCTTCCACAGTTGACCAGCGCGTTCCTCGTACTCCTGCCGAGATCGCTGCCCAGCCCAAAACTCTTTCGATAGATGCTTGGGAAGCTCACGCGGGTCCATCTGCTTGAGATAGGTCGCCACGTCGAAGATTGGCTTGACCAGATACGGTGCGACTTCGTGCAGCGCATAGATGTCTACGCCAGACCGCTTGCCAACCGGCTTGACGCGCCCTTTGAATAGCTTCGTCTTGATGGTCCGATGGTCCATCTTGAAGATCGCCATGAGTTGGCCTTGGTTGACCCCCTCATAGATCGCAGCCATCGTTTCATCATCGGCCCGACCGCTGCCCTGCGTATCAGTGCTTCGTGTAGCCATACTTTTCAATAAGTCCGGTTAATTCGGTGACAGGCAATCGCAATAGCGCTTCAATGTGCCGTTCGTGATACAGGGGCAACTCTCGTCGCCCGCTTCGATACTGAGCATACGTTGGATAGGCAACGCCAAGCAATCGAGCGGCATATGTGGCGCCAAGCCCAATTGACTTCTCGAAGCAAAGCAGTATCGCGTTCATGTGTGCAATGAATATATCACACGCATTACAACGCAAAAAAAAGGGTGAGCCCCGAAAGGCCCACCCGTGAAATCCGTTTGCTCCCCATTCACAAACGGTGCTGAAACTCTAGCACCGCTATGAAATCAAAGTTCGTCCGAAGTGTCACTCTCGCACAGAACATCTACTGTTTGCGCAGCGCGGGAAAACTGGATAGCGTTGTCGATAGATCGCGCCGCCTTGCGCATGGCGCGAATGAGTCGCTTCAAGATCACAAACAACATTTCCTGCGCGTCCTGCTTCTGTACGAGTGCTGCAGCAACGTCTTGGTCCCGTGTTCCTTCTGCGATCAGCAGTTGGACAATCACCGGGTTCGCTTGTCCCTGCCGGTCTATCCGACCGATTGTCTGCAGGTAATACTCAAGGGAATAGATCAGGTCAAAGAAGATCAACGTATGCCCAGGGCCACGCTGCAGGTTCAAGCCGTGCCCAGCGCTTTGCGGGTGGATCAGCAGCATCGGAATCTTGCCGGCGTTCCACGGCTTGATGCACTTCCCGTCTGCGTCCATGACCGTCGCCTTCGGAAAGGCTTTGCGGAGTTTGGCCAGCGACGACTGGAAGTAGTACGCAACGAGTAGAGGTTCGCCCTGCGCCTGCGCTTCCTCGTAAATTTCCTTCAGCGCTTCGATCTTGTGATCGTGAATGTTGTGGACCTTCTTGACCTTCTTCAGATCGTCGGTCTCGAAATCCTCAACTAGAAGCGTCTCGTACAGAGAACCCGATGCCATCTGCAGCAGCATCGACGACAAGATCGCAGCGGTCTTTGCCTCGATCTCTGTGCCGTCCGCCAGCGTGACGATGAAGTCCTTCTCTAGCTTCTTGATCAGTGCGAGTTGGGCTGGATCAAGGCCGACCTTGCGTTGAATGATCGTCGGCTCTGCACGAGACAGGTGATCCTTGGCCTTTTGCACCAGGCAGATGTCGGCGATCTTGGCAAGAATGGCTTCCTCGCCGCTCGGCCGCAGTTTGTATTTCATCGAATACTTGTTATAGACGAAGTATTCGTTGCGGTAGGCAGTAATGTTCTTGCCCAATCGCTTACCGAGATCAAGCAAGTACATCTGCGGAAACAGATGAATGTAGGTCTCAGCGGCGGGGGTAGCCGTCAGGATATGAAGCCTGGTAATCAGCCCTGGCGTGTTCCGCACCTTCGCAAGAGCCTTGAATCGCTTGCTTGTATGGTCCTTGAACGATGAACAATTGTGAACTAAAGCTCCTGCTGCAAAGTAGTAGGGAGCACCTTCCACAGTGAGATCGTAGACCTCGCAGCCACTTGCGCATTGGTCACTCGAAACACTGACCACCCTTGTGCCGACAGCCATGCTTCCTTGCGGCGATCTTGTTCCTGCCTCACAAGGGACGAGTGGCTCGATCCGTCCACTTCCAAAGCCATCTTCAGGCGGGGCCACGCAAAATCGATCTTGTAGTGAGTCGGGTAGCCATTGAGTCGTCCCATTCCCACAGGAATCACGTAGTTGTAGACCCAGCCTTCCAACAGATGCTGACTCACAATCGCTTCCGACTTGCTCATCCCCTGACCGTTTCCACCGCGGATCGCCATGAATGCTTCGCGGCTTCGCACGCCCATCTTCTTGCGGGTTTCTAAGGGCCACGGAACACCCTTGTTCCACGGTGTAAATCCCTGTTGGAACGGAGACGCCTTCTTGGCAATTGCCAGGACGTGCCCCATCGCACCGCTTGCCCACAGCGCTTTGCGACCGCAAGAACGGCTGCAATATCGCTGGTGAGACTTCCATGTCAAGAACGTCTCGCCGCAGTGTGCGCAACCCTTCGGTTTCAATGTCCGATTGACCATAAACAATCCGATCAAGTAGTTCGCTTGCGGGTTTCCAGCCGACATCGGTCAGGAAACGATGGTTCGGCGTGCATCGAATGCAACGACCATCGGCAAGCGTCACCAATATAATCGAAGTAGTTGATTTAAGGATCACTTGTTGAATCTTCTGAGCACCATAGGGTGTATCAACCAAGTCACCGGCCCGCAAGTCAGCAATAGGCACATCACCCGTGGGCGTTGAAACAGGTGTTGTTCCAACAAAGCACTCGTCTACGAACACGCGCCGGTATGGCCACTTCTCTTTCCAGAAGTAGACCAGCCACTCGACCTGTTCACGGTTGATGAAGTGGACAGACGTGCGCCGCTGTGCCAGTTCTTCCTTCGTGACCTTTCCGTCGTCACGGATCAGCGTGTGACTCATCCACGCTGTTTGGCGCCATAGCTCAATCTCGGTCGGCCATGTGTCAGTGACGACCCGCAGCGGGCCGATGACGAGGGTCATATCGTCGTCAAAGGTCTCAAGCAGCAAGCGGGCAATGATCGTGAGGCTTGAGACTGTCTTG